TAGATAAAATGACAAGGATGCACATTGTTTCTCCTATTTTCGAATCTGGAAAAGTGTGGTATCCTAGTGGAGAGAAGTTTGCAGAGGATGTAATAGAAGAAGTTGCATCTTTTCCAAATGGCGACCATGATGACTATTGTGACAGTATGACAATGGCAGTTATGAGATTTAGACAAGGTGGGTTTATCTCACTGGATGGAGAAGACGAAGGGGAGGACTGGTTTCCTCGAAGAGCGAGAGAATATTATTAGGAGCATAACATGAAAGATAAACCAAAAACCAAAGCAAAAGGCATGATGAATATTTTCAAAAAAAGAGTAACTAGACTACAAGAAGAAAACAAAAGATTGAGAGAAAAGATAAGAGAAGTTAATGAATTGCCTGTTAAAAAAGCTATGGGCGGTGTCATGAAAAATCGTGGCGGAACATTTAAGGGAACGTACTAATGTCAGACGAAGCAGATAGAAGAAGAACCTATAGAGAATTAGAGAAGCGTGGACAGCCAACGCCTGGAAAATATTACTATAAACGAAAGCCAACAGAGTTTTCACCAAAGAAAAAGATAAAACCAAAAGTAAAACAACTGGATTTATTTAAGAAAAAGACTGGTGGATATACCGTGACAAACCGTTACTCAGATATTATGCTACCAGAGAAGAAAAGAACAACTAGGATTACTTAATGGCAGAACCTTATTTTAAAGGTGGACCAAGACCACAAAGCCTCGATGAGACTTTAGACGATTTTAAAAAAATCGGAAAAGGGTTACTGGTCGGTGAAACAGCAGACATTTTGGGTTTACCAGCAGACCTACTTGGTTTGTATTATGATGTTCGTTATGGTGAAACACCGAAAGGAATACAAAGTTTAATTGATCAGTATGGTTCTGAGGCATTGGCTAAGAAGTTCATGGGTCAAGATTTTCCAGAGTTTGGTTTTGATAATTTGGAAAGTGCAGGTCGTGCCATGGCACCTGGAGCATTGTTAGCCAAGGGGATTATGACAGCACGATTAATGGCAAGAGGTATAAAGCCACCTCCTCCTCCATCAGATGATTTAGCATTACAATCTGCAACAGATGTTCCAGCAAACAATACTTACATTATGGATGTTCCTAAAACAACGGGTGAGAAACTGGCGATGTCTGCCAATGAAGGTATTGGCGGTGGTCTGCCACCTAAAAAGCAAGTTTCAAAAGGTCCGAAAAATTTTGAAGAAGCTGGTGAGAAGCATATACCAAAATCTAAGCTACCTGAGATTTCAGCATTTAGAGGGGGAGATCCAGACAAAGCGATCAAGAGTTTTATGCGAGAGCAAGAAGATAAATTAGGGATTAATGCTACTCAACAGTTCTTTTCTCCAACTGCTTATTTCTTTGAGAACTCAGCAAACTTAATTGGTTTTGGTAAAAAGCCAAAGAAGGGTATTGAGATTTTAAATAGTATTATAACAAATAACAAAGTGCCACGATCCGTGAAACGAGAGATGAGAAGTTTAGGATTAGATAATTTTTTACTTAGAAACTCAGAAACAGCTTTTACAAGAGAGGATTTTATAGGGTTACTGAACTCGGTAAAACCACAGATAACGGTTGAGACTTTTTCTAAGATTGAGGATGCTCAGAAAAATTTTCCAAGTGTCTATACAAGGTATGAGTCTATGCAAAGAAGCATTCAAGCAAAAAACAAACAATTAGATTACGGTTGGATGGTTTTTGCAGATAAAAATTCTAATGCTTTTGGAACCAATACAGATGCAGATTTAGTGGTTAAAAATTCTAAAACTTCTACTGGATCAGAAGGGCACGATTACGCAGGTAAACCAGATGAATCTCCAGGTTATTTTGGACACATAAGATACAGTATTCAAGAAATAGATGGAGAACGAGTTCTTGTTCCAGAAGAAATACAAGCAGATGCTGTAAGGGCAACTGAAACAACAGATAAAGTTATAACAGATACACTGCCTGTAAGAGGCACTCCTACAAGAAGAGTGTCTGAAGCAGATCGTAAAAATTTACAAAGAGCAGACTCTTATTTAAGTAGTGAACTTAAAAACACACCTCTTGGTGAACAATCTAATCTTTTAAATAGTGTTGATTTAACAGACAGGTCTATACGATTTACAAACTTTGGCGGTCCAGAAGAAGTGTTACTTATAAAACAAGCACAAGATGGTTTGCCTGATAATGTTAGACGAGAGGTAAAAAACTACGCTCTTGATAAGAAAAATGCAGTTACAAATAGAAGAACAGCAAATGATTTGTTGCAGAAAACAGAAATTGATTATGATACTCATCTTAAAGACAAAGATCAAATTTCAAAAGCGTTTGATTTATTAGACTCTGCACTCGTGGGTGTAGAATCGCAAAAAAAGTTTATTAGAAAAATAAATGCAAAAAAAGGAACAGAACCTTCGTTACTAGAAGAAACTATAGCACCTCCAAAAGCAGTTTTTTCAACTAGAAAAGGACAACTTAAGAGTGTTGCAGAAGAGGGACTTGATAAAGTTTTTAATCGAAATGCAAAAGCAAATACTAAATTTATGAGAGAATTAACTAGAGGACTTCCAGGTTTTGAGAAAGGTATACCGTTAGATTTAGAAAGTGTTAATATGGGAGGTCATCATTTAAATATATTTGATATTGGTTATAGTAAAGAAAAATTGTCTGGTGCTAATTTAATTTCAAAAGCCTTTGCAGATCATCGAGGAAACATGTTTACACCATCTCCTTCTTTTTTAAGTAGTATTAGATTACTAGATCCAGATCGCACCATACCAGAGAAATTTGGTATAGATTTAAAAAACTATCAACTAAAAGCTATTGATCAAGATCCAGATAAATATGTTTCATCCATGAAAACTATTATTAATAAGGAGTTAATTAATAAAACACAGGTGGAAGAAACAAGTGCAGAGTTTATAAACACTTTGCTTAAAGATCCAAAATTTATGAAAGAAATAGAAAGATCAAAAAACAGATTAGAGACGATGCAACAAACACCAGACTTCACTAATGAGATGAGAGAGGAAATGAGTAACATTCTTAAAGATGCAGTTGAGTTTTCTTTTTCAGATGATTTTTTAAACAAGTTAGCTTACAAACTTGTTGATGAGTCTTTTAATAGAACAAATTTTTTTCCTAGTTATAGAAGAACAAACGGAGGTATTTTTAACGATATATATTCCATATCAAAAACATCAGATGAAATAAGAGAAACACTCCATAAAAATCTAACGCCTTTTGTACAAAAAAACATACTTTCAAAAATACAAGACCAAAGAGATAAGGTTTATGTAAGCAATCAATGGCAAGAAAGAAAATCAGTAGATAGCTCTGGCATGGCTTCTTTTTTTAAAATCATTGCTAGAGATTATGCTAGAATAGATGACATGGAAAATTTATTAGAAAATGAATTTATAACAAATAAAAAACTACAAAGAGATATAGCAGCACTTGATTTAAAAGAAACTGTTTTTGGTTTTAGTAAAGATACGATTTCTGGTCAAAAAGATTTTGATCAAAACGGTTTTTATTTAGGGATGAGAGGAACTACTCAGACAGAGCAAAAGGGTGGACTTCATTCAGCGTTAGGTAGATTAAATTTTAAAGACTTTGACAACAAAGCAAAGGGATTGAAAAAAATAAAAGAAGATGCTTTTGACAAGGCAATGGAAGCAGACAGAGTTGTAACAGAAAAATATAATCCTACAAAAACAAAAGAGAGTTATCAAAGACTAGCAGATGCTTTACCAGACAATAAATCTAAAGAACTGGTTAAAAAAGCTATAGAAAAAATAATAGATTATGATTTAGACGTTCCAAACACAAAACTTAAAAAGCAACCACCGTTTAAAAGTATGGAAGATTTTTCTAAGTTCGCTATAAGATCTGCCGTAAGAGAAGCACACAAAAGAGGAATCAAAAAAATCATTGTGCCTACAGCAGAGAACTATGCTGGTGAAGCAAAGTCAGTTGCCATAGGAACTTATAACAAAGCACCAAGAGAAGCGATGGAAGAGTATGTAAAACATGGCGGAAAACTCTCTACTAGAAAATTACCAGAAATAGGGTATGATGTAAAAGAATCTAATGTTTTAGATATTAGTGAGATAGATGATGCGTTCTTTACAGAAACATCAGCCTCCTTGTTTAGTAAAGGTGGTATAGTTAGAAAGGCAAGTTAATGGCAGAAGATCCTAGAGAAATAGCAGGCATGGTTGAAAAATCTATGGGAGCAGGTGGTGCACCTATGGAAGCAGGCGAAGAACTTATGATTGATCTACCAGATGCAGCAGAAGATCAATTACCAGCAGGTATTGAACTTGACACTGGCGAACAAATGGAAGTTATGGCAGAGCAGTATGACCATAATGCTAATCTTGCAGAAGTTATGGAAGATGGTGTATTAGCCTCTCTTGCTTCTGATTTACAAGCCAAGGTCAAAGAAGATTTAGATTCAAGATCTGATTGGGAAGAAGCCATAGCCAAGGGACTTAACTTACTTGGTATAAATTATGAAGATAGAAGTGATCCGTTTCTTGGTGCGAGTGGTGTAACACATCCGTTATTGTCAGAAGCTACAACACAGTTCCAAGCACAAGCTTACAAAGAAATGCTGCCAAGTGGCGGCCCAGTAAAGACACAAATACTTGGCGTTCCAACAAAACAAACAGAAGACCAAGCACAACGAATAAAAGATTACATGAACTATCAACTTATGGAAGTCATGGAAGAGTACGACCAAGACACTGATCAAATGCTTTTTTATTTACCGTTGACGGGTTCTACATTTAAGAAAGTTTATTTTGACCCAACAAAACAAAGAGCGGTCTCAAAGTTTGTACCCGCAGAGGACTTAGTTGTACCTTACTCCGCCTCTGATATAAGAACATCAGAAAGAGTGACACACATGGTGCGAATGAGCTATAATGAAATTCGTAAATTACAAGTTGCTGGAGTATACAAAGATGTTGAATTATCTACTACGGATACTGGAGAAGATGAAGGATCTATCCAAGAAACAACTAACGAGCTTCAAGGATTATATCCTAATTATTCAGATGACAGTTACACTTTACTTGAAGTCCATGTGGACTTGGACTTGGAGGGTTTTGAAGATCTGGATAGTCAAGGGCAGCCTTCGGGTATTATGCTCCCTTATATTGTTACCATTGATCAAAACTCTGGAGAAGTGTTATCGGTGGTTAGAAACTTTAGAGAGCAAGATCCGTTAAAACGAAAAAGACAATACTTCGTTCATTTTAAATTTTTACCAGGCTTTGGCTTTTATGGCTTTGGTCTGCTACACACAATCGGTGGGTTGTCTCGTGCGGCAACCTCCATTCTGAGACAACTCATTGATGCAGGTACTTTATCTAACTTACCAGCGGGTTTTAAAGCAAGAGGAGTTCGTATCCGTAATGATGACGACCCTTTGAACCCAGGTGAGTTTAGAGATATTGATGTTCCAGGTGGAGATCTTAAAAATTCAATTATTCCATTACCGTACAAAGAGCCATCTGGCACACTTGCACAACTTTTAGGTGTCATTGTTGACTCTGGTAGACGTTTTGCACAAGTTGCCGATGCAAAAATTAGTGATGTTAACTCACAAGCACCCGTAGGAACGACTGTTGCGTTGATTGAACAAGGCTCAAAGATTATTTCAAGCATACACAAGCGTTTACATTACGGACAAAAACAAGAATTTCGTATGCTATCTGAGATTTTTGCAGAAAATCCAATACCTTATCCGTATTTTGTAGGTAATGTTGCACCACAAATCATGGCAAATGACTTTGATGGGCGTGTGGATATACTACCAGTGAGTGATCCAAGCATTTTTTCCATGGCACAAAGGTTATCTTTGGCACAAACACAGTTGCAACTAGCACAAGCAGCACCAAATTTACACAATCAGTACGAAGCATACCGAAGAATGTACGATGCACTTGATGTTAAGAACATAGATAGCATATTACCGCCACCACAACCGCCTGCACCAGTAGATCCAGCGACAGAAAACGCTAATTCTATTAAAGGAATAGCACTACAAGCTTTTCCAGAGCAAGATCATGAAGCACATTTAGTGGCACATGCTACATTTTTGGCAAATTTAGCTTCACAAACCAACCCTCAAGGCTATGCTTTGTTACAATCTCATGTTCAAGAACATGTTGGTCTGTTAGCAAGGGATCAAGTGACTAAATTTTTCCAGAAAATGATAGAAGAGCTACAAGAAAAAGGTGAGCCAATTCCACAAATCAATCCAGCTGCCATTGAAGCTGCAATATCACAACAAATTGGCGAAATATTGAAAGAAGTTATGCCAGTCATTGAACCAGCACAGAAACCAGACCCTCTTGTAGACATAAGACAGAAAGAATTAGAGAATGATACGGCAGAAATACAAAGAAAGTCTATAAATGACATGATGAACTTCCAGATTGACCAAGCAAAACTGGCACAAGCGTTTGAATTAGCTCAACAAAGAAGAGAAACGCAAGAGCAGATAGCAGAAGACCGTAATGATGTAAATATTTACAGAATAAACACACAGGCTTCTCTGAAAGGAAAATAAAATGGATCCTGCTTCAATTGGTTTAGCCATAACAGCAGCTTCAAAAGCATTTAGTGCAATTAAAAAAGGCTTTGAGATGGGCCGTGAAATAGAAAGCATGGGATCGGACTTAAGTCGTTGGATGGGAGCCGTTTCAGACATAGATAATGCTGAGAAGACCAGTAAGAACGCATCAGCTTTACGCAAATTGTTCAAAGGAAAAGAAATAGAAGCCTCGGCTATCGAAGCATTTACGGCAAAAAAGAAACTAGAGGCACAACGTCAAGAACTAAAATCATTTATCAATTTTCACTATGGAGCTAACAGTTGGAATGAGATTCTTAGAATGGAAGCTGAAATAAGAAAGAAACGAAAAGAAGAAATATACGAGAGACAAGAACTCATACGAAAAATTTGGGAATATATAGGCTGGTTTATTCTTTTCTGTAGCATTGTGGGTTTTGTTTTTCTTCTGGCTTATTTGTATAAGGAGCATAGAAGATGAAAATGTGGCAATTTGCAGGAGTAACATTAATTATTTGGTACTGTAGTTTTTGGGCAGGGTATTTTTTTGGAGGTTAATCAATGACACAGAAGAAATTACAAAAAGATTCCATTTTGGATGAATACGATCTTGATGGTGACGACACGATTACAAACGAGGAGCTCCAACAAGCAAAAGAAATTAAAGAAATGGAGACAAAACTTAGAAAAAACCTAGCACAACTACGCATGGCAAGATATACTTTAATAGGGATGGGTGTATTTACAGTTGCTATGTTTATAATTCCTATTCCTAGAGTAGAGGCCCTCGCTGAAATTAGCTCACTTTTCTACATTTCAGGCGCTGGGATTGTCGGTACATACATGGGCACCAGTGCTTACATGCAAAAGAACGGAGTTAAATAATGTTAACAGCTTTAATAGGTCCAGTCAGTAAACTGGTTGGAAAATTCATAGAAGACAAAGATCAAAAGAACAAATTGGCACATGACTTAGCCACACTTGCCACTCGTCATGCCCAGGAACTGGCAAAAGGTCAAATCGCTGCAAACGCAGAACAGGCGAAGCATCCTTCACTATTTGTGGCAGGAGCTCGG